ATCAAAACCTCCCCAAAAGAGTTGAAAACACCGTTTCAATTACCTAAAGGAGTTAGTCGTAATGATTAAAGAAGAAAAACACAGAATTCTGCCTGCTTTAGATAGGGCACACGAAGAAGCGTTACGTCAGGGCATCATCACAGCTCTCGATGCAGCAGGAATGGCTATGGCGTATACACTCGCAGGCGTACTCGATGGTGGTACGTTAAAACCTATTGAAGAAGTTAAATATATGGGGCAGTTGCAACAAATCTTAGATAAGTATGGTTTGAGTTTGTATGGACGTAAAGAAAAACCGGAGTTAGAAACAGGTGAAGACCCAATTGACAATCTTAGGAAACTCAACCCCGAGAATACAGACCACACCACTAGCTCTCCCAACTAGAGGTAACGAAGTCGCCGAGTTTGCTCGGCAAATAGATATGCCGTTGATGGAATGGCAACAGTATCTAATGGACGAAGCCTCAAAGATTAAAGAAGACGGCAATTGGGCTTACAAGAATGTGCTCGCTATTGCAGCTAGACAAAATGGTAAGACTCATTTACTGCGTATGCGTATTCTGGCTGGGCTATTCCTTTGGGACGAAGAACTACAGATAGCAAGTGCTCAAACAAGAGACTTAAGCTTAGAAACTTTTAGGAAAGTTGTTGAAGTTATAGATAACTATGATTGGTTGAGAAAAAAAGTTAAACACGTGACAAGGGCTAACGGTCGTGAAGAAGTTCAATTAAAAAATGGTATGCGTTACAAAATTGTAGCAAGTAATTCAGGTGGCGCAAGAGGTTTATCCTCAGACCTTGTAATACTTGATGAGCTTAGACAACAGAAAACCTATGATGCTTACTCAGCCCTTGTGTTCACAATGAACGCGCGTGCCAATTCCCAGTTCTGGGGTATCAGTAACGCCGGTGACCATTACTCAATAGTGCTAAACGCTATGAGACAAAGAGCTTTAGACAAGATAGAAAAAGATTTAGATGACCCAATGTGTTTTATGGAATGGTCAGCATCACCGAACAGGAAACTATCAGACATTGAGGGCTGGAAAGAAGCTAACCCAGCACTAGGAAGAACAATTACAGTAGACGCAATCAAAGCCAGACTAAGTGACCCACCAGAAATCTTTCAAACAGAAGTGTTATGCCAATGGGTAGAAACAATGAACGGTGCTTGGCAAATGGGAACTTGGAATACTTGTATGCAACCAAACCTAGAATTAAAACCAGACCGACCAACTTGGTTAGGTTTAGAAATATCACCAGAGCGAAACACTTGGGCTCTTACTGGTGCACAAATACTTCAAGACAATTCAATAGCTGTGGGTTTAATGGAATTTGTTGAATCAGATAACCCAATAGATGACTTACATATAGCAGGGCGCATATCAGAGTGGGCTAAACATTACAACGCCGAAGCTGTAGTAGCAAACAGGTTCACAGGTGACTCAGTAGTAGCCAAACTACGTCAATCAGGAATAAACGCAGAAGTTATTCAAGGGTCAAAGTATTATCAAGCGTGCGACGAAGTACTTAGTGCTATGTCAGGTGCACGACTAGCTCACTCAAACCAACCAGATTTAACAGCTAGCATAAATTCTTGTATAAAGAAAACAAACGACTCCGGTGCGTGGTATGTAATGAGACGTAAAGTTTCAACAGCTGCAATAAGTATGATTTTAGCCGTTCACAAAGCAACCGAATACGGTGGCAGGGCACAAAACCAAGACATTGTAGTGCTCTAGGTGCTTGACTATTATAACAATATGATAAAGAATTAGTAGATATGGGCTTCTTTCAAAATCTACTAGGTATAACACCTGACGACAGCGTAAACAAAGTTGATGCTGCTGTAGCGCCTTATAATTATCAAGCTGTAGCACAACCATTTGATTTCTTTGGCACTACCTCAATTACAAGAGCTCAAGCTATGCAAGTCCCAGCAGTTGCAAGAGCTAGAAACATTATGTGCGCAACTATTGGTTCATTACCTTTAGAAGTTAGACGCGAATCAAATAACAGCAAAGTTACGACCCCACCTTTTATTAGACAACCCGACCCCAGAATGACAGCGCAAGCAACTTTTACGTTTCTCGCAGAGGACATTTTATTTACCGGTCAAGGTTACTTAAGAATTATGGAACTTGGCGCAGATAACAGACCTTTAAGCGCCGAATGGATTTCAGTACAAAGAGTTACAAGAGAATTAGATTTTACAGGATTAAATAGCAACCAAGGTTACAACGTTACAGGTTATTCAGTTGACGGTAAACGTGTACCTAATTACGGTTTAGGTTCTTTAATACCTTTCACAGGTTATGACGAAGGATTATTGGTAAGAGCAGGCACAACTATACAAACAGCCTACGCTTTAGAAAAAGCCGTCAAACGTTTTGCCGATGAGCCAGTACCTTCAATGATTTTGAAATCCAACTTGCCAATGCCGGCAGAAAGAGTTACAGCCCTATTAAATTCTTGGAAAGAAGCCCGAAATAATCGTGCAACTGCATTTGTTAACGACACAGTTGACTTTCAGTCTGTAGGATTTAGCCCAGAACAATTAACGCTAAACCAAGCACGACAATATATGGCCTCAGAAATTGCTAGGGCTTGTAATATCCCTGAATACTACGTAGGTGGTAACGCTGCAGGTTCAATGACATATTCAAACGTCACAGCTGAAAGAAGAAGCCTAATAGATTTATCTTTACGTCCTTTGATGACAGCAATAACTCAAAGATTGTCAGACATCGACATAACCCCACGTGGTTCTATAGTAAAATACAATCTTGAAGAATTCTATTCACCAAGCGCACAAGAACGTGCAGACATTTACAGCAAACTTATTCCTTTAGGTGTAATGACAGTAGAGGAAGCAAGAGAAAGGGAAGATTTGATAAATGAATAACTTTATTAAATTCTCAACCGACATTATCGCAGCTAATTCATCAAAACGTGAATTAACAGGCGTTATTGTTCCTTTTGGTCAGGTAGGACATACGAATATGGGCGACGTTGTTTTTAGCGCCGGTTCATTAAAAATTGGTGAAGGTATAAAACTTTTTACCGAACACGATATGACTAGACCAATAGGTAAATTATCAAGATATGAAGAAGACGACAAAGGAATTGTCGGAACATTCAAAATAGCACGAACCAATGCAGGAGACGACGCATTAGCCGAAGCACAAGAAGGTTTAAGAACCGGATTTAGCGTTGGCGCGATGATTGACGACTACGTAACTAAAGGTGAACAAGTAATTGTTAACGAAGCAACTCTTAGAGAAGTTTCACACGTTACATTTCCAGCATTTGGTGAATATGCACAAATAACTGATGTCGCAGCTAGCGAATCAGAACAACCAACAGAAAGTGAGGAAACTATCGTGTCAAACGAAGTTACCCCAGAAGTAGTAGAGGAAGTTGCAGCAGAAGTTGCAGCAACCCCAGCTGTTGAAGCCCAAGAACGCAATTTGCGTCCTGCAATCTTCACAGCACCAAGAAGCCCAATCACTTCAAAAGCTTCTTATTTAGAACACAACATTAGAGCAGCACTTGGAAACGAAGACAGCCGTCAATATGTATTAGCAGCTGACACAACCGGAAACAACGCAGCTTTTATTCCAACACCACAATCACAAGAAATTATTAACGGCGTTGCAAACGCAGACCGTGGCGCAGTTGACTCAATTTCACGTGCTACCTTGCCACCATCAGGTATGACATTTGAAATTCCTAAAATTACAACTGCTCCAACAGTTGCAGAAGCAGCAGAAGCTGCAGCAGTATCTGAAACAGATATGGCTTCATCTTTTGTATCAGTATCAGTTAAAAAATACGCAGGACAACAAACATTCTCAGTAGAATTGTTAGACCGTTCTTCACCTGCATTTTTTGACGAACTTGTACGCCAAATGGAATTTGCTTATGCTAAAGCAACTGACCTTGCAGTAGTAAACGGAATTGCAGCTGGAGCAACTGACGGTGGAAACCGTACTTTTGACGCAGCTGGACTTCTAGATTTTATTGCTGACGGCGCAGCTGACATTTACTCAAACTCTTTAGGGTTTGCACGTAACTTATTAGTATCTCCAACAGCTTGGGGAACAATTATGGGATTCAACGACGCAGGTCGTCCAATCTATAATGCTTCACAACCCCAGAATGCTGCTGGCCAAGTCGGCCCAACCAGCCTTATCGGTAACGTAGCAGGATTGAATCTATATGTATCTCGTAACGTTGCAGCTTCAGGCGATTTCTCAATGTATGTAATCAACCCAGATGCATACACTTGGTACGAAAGCCCACGCTTGAGCCTACGCACAAACGTAATAAACACTTCTCAAATTGACGTGTCATACTACGGCTACGGCGCACTTGCAACAAAAATCGCTGCTGGCGCATACACCTTCAAGGTTGCATAGTCAGTAATTAAATAAACGTGAGGGTGGTTCGCCCCTGTGCCACCCTCACCCTAAACGAGAGGAAATGAAATGCCAGTACTTGTAACAGCAGCTCAATTAAGAGCTGTACTTGGCGTTCCAAATACTCTTTATGATGACACAGCATTAAACGCAATACTTGATACTTCAGAAGACGCTATCGGTGATTTTCTTATTCAATGGAAAGTCGGAATAGATAAACACGCTTGCCCAATAGCAACCGAAACAACAATTCACACAACAAGAGAACACAAATTTTATGTAGGACAAACAGTAGCTATTTCAGGTGTTGAAGCACACGTAAACGGCAACAAAACAATTTCAGAGATAGTAGACCCATACACTTTTAAGATAACAAACGCCGCCGTACCAGTTCACGCAGAATTTTATAACATAATTCCTAATGGTATTGCAGCCGAAAACGACCTTTCACAATACAACGGCGTAGCTTCAATTGAAGAAGCTGTATTACAAATCGCTATAGACGTATTTCAATCTCGACTAGCTGCAGGTGGCACACAACAAGCCCTAGACTTTACCCCAGCCCCTTACCGAATGGGCAGAACCCTTTTGTACAAAGTTACAGGTTTAATCAGTAAATATATTGACCCTAATAGTCAAGTAGGTTAACTATGGCTCTTAGTACGCTACGTGCAGGCCTTAAAAGCGCAATAACAGATAACACTAAATATTCTGCTTACGACCACGTACCAGAAATTATAATTCCACCAGCAGCCCTAATTTTAGCTAGTGACCCATACCTAGAACCAATAGTTATAGGCAATAGCAAAAACTATTACGTCAGACTAACATTAGAAGTTGTTAGTACAACGTATTCTAACCCAAGCGCGCTTACAAACTTGGAAGACGATATAGAAACAATTCTAGGACTTATTCCGTTAAACTTTATAGTATTATCGGTAAGTAGCCCAAGAATTAGAAGCACTAACAGCACAGATTTACTAAGTGCTGAAATACAACTACAAACAGCCTACACAGGCTAGGAAAGGTAAGAAAATGGCAACAACTATTTTAAGTGGTCGTCAACTAATTCTAAGTGTTAACGGCGTTAACTACTCAGAACAAATTACATCATCTGCTATTAACTTTGATACAGAAAGATTGACTTTTGACACCCTTGCAGGCAAAGCCTACAAATACATAGACTCAAACGTTACACTTGACGTAGAGTTTTTGAACGATGCAGGCGCATCACCAAACAGCTTGTACAAAGTGTTATGGGACGGAACAGAGTCAGCCCCAGACACTACAATTGCTTTTATTATGACATTACAAACTGGTGTAACACTAACTGGTTTTGTATTGCCACAATACCCAAGCATCACAGGTTCAGGCGCAGACGTACAAACTTGTTCAGTATCATTACAAGTTGTAGGTATACCAACCGAAGACCTAACAGCGTAACAAAAACAACTAGAACAGGGGCACACAAATGCTTAAACTAAAATTATCGTGGGAACTAGAAACAGGTGAGAAGTTTGAAGAATGGACAAGACCAATCGAACTTTCACTTGCAGAAAAAGAACTATATTCAGGCAAGTCAATTGTTAAAATACTTATTGAAGAAAGCACACCAAGTAACACATTACTTTTATTCTTGGCTCACAAGATTCAACAACGAGTCAGCAAGAAAATCGAAAACTTTGACTCTTGGAAAAGCAAAGTCACCGATATTGCTGCTTCTGATTTTGAGACAGCAAATTTTACAAAGCCCGAAGTATCGGGCGCACAGCAGTAGAACTAGCAATAGCTACTGGGATAACACCGGATTATTGGCTCAATGCCGAACCAGATATATGGGCAACGGCTATAGACATATTGAACGAGCAAAATAATGGCTAACGCTGTAGCTGGTAAAACCAGCAACACTAAAAAAACCATCAGGGTTAAAGTTGATGACTATGAATTACGTTCCCTTTTAGCCACCTTTAGTAAAATGGACGATATAGCTAAGAATGATATGAAAAAGATTGCTAATGATTTAGCAGAACGAGCAGCAAAATTTGTCACCTCTTACGCTTACAATGCACCTAACCCTGCACAAGCTGATGCAATAATGAAATCACTTAAAATTAACAGGTCAGACAAAGCACCAAACTTTACTATGGGTGGTAACACAAAAGTTACCCGAAGTGGTGCAAAGGCTGGTACGCTTTTATTTGGTACAGAATTTGGTTCTAACAGACTAAAGCAGTTCCCACCACGTAGCCCAAGTAAAGGGCGTGGTAATCGTGGTTGGTTTATCTTTATTGCTTTAGAACGTTTTCAACCAGTTATTGTACGCGAATGGTTAAAAGGCTATGAGAAAATAGCAACTGAGTGGAAAGGTAGGGCAGCTTAGATGGCTGAGATTAGGTCGTTAAAACTTGCTTTACTTGCCGATACTAAAGATTTTATACAAGGGCTTGATAAAGCCGATAAAGAAACAAAAACTTTTAGCAGTAAGTTAGATAATGCTTTACAAAAAGGCGCAGCAGCGTTTCTTGCTGTTGGTGCTGCAGCTGGGGCTATGGCTATCAAGATTGGTATTGACGCTGTTAAAGCTGCTATTGAAGATGAGAAAGCGCAAAAGTCTTTAGCAATAACTCTTAAAAATACAACTAAAGCCACAGATGCTCAAGTTAAATCTGTTGAAGATTATATTGACAAAACAGCAAGAGCTACAGGTGTAGCCGATGACCAATTACGTCCATCACTTGACAGACTTGTTAGGTCAACACAAGACGTTACTAAAGCACAAAAACTACAAACATTAGCACTTGATATTGCTGCAGGTACAGGTAAAGACCTTGCCACAGTTTCAGAAGCCCTTGGTAAAGCCTATGACGGCAACCTTGGCGCATTAAAGCGTATCGGTGTGCCTCTTGATGAAAACATTGTTAAGACTAAAGACTTTGACGCAGCCGTTATTGCTTTAACACAAACCTTTGCTGGACAAGCTGATGCTGCTGCAGAAACTTTTGCTGGTCGTATGGCACGTATTAAAATTGCTATAGATGAAGCCAAAGAACAACTAGGTTTTGCTTTGCTTCCTTTGCTTGAAAGATTTGCAAGATTTGCTACAGAACAATTAGCACCTGCTTTACAAGGTTTAGTCGACGGTTTAACAGGTGCAGGTAGAGATTCATTAAAAAGAGCATTTTATGACGTAAGCACAGGCACAGTTACATTTCAAGATGATTTAGATAATACACAAGGCGCAGCTTATTTACTTGGTGAACAAATTAGAAGAACTACAGCCATATTAGGTGAAATGCTTGACAAAGTAACTAACGCAGCTGAGGGCGAGGGCTTTAAGAAATTATTAGAAACTATAACAAGTGTTATTGCTGGTTTAGAAAAAGCCATAGAACTTTATAACCGATTACCCGATTTTGGTAAATTCTTAATTAACCCTGCACCTGATTTGCTTAACCTTGCTGGAACAGCAGCAAAAATACCAAGCACAATATCAGGTAAAGGAACAACAGTAAATAACTACAATATTAAAGGCGCAGTAGACCCACAAGCCACAGCTAGAGCAATAACTAAAGTTACAAACACAGCAACTAAAACAACAGGTATAAAACCTTTCAACTTCGGCTTTAGATAAACCTATGACAGTTTATACACCAACTTATCGGGTCACTATTGCAGGTGTTGTACAAACAGCCGACATACTTTCAGGTGGCACAATCACTTATGGTCGTAACGATTTCTTTGAAGCAACACAACCAAGTTACTGCAATATAGAGTTATTAAACAAAGACGGCGCAAGCCCAGTAGTTGAACTTCTTGACGTTGTAATCATTGAAGTTACTAATTCTGCAGGTTCTTTTGTTAAATTGTTTACAGGCGAGGTTTCAGGTGTTTATAACAGATTAGAAGCTGCAGGTGCAGGTGGTAAGCCAAACACTTTACAAATACAAGCCATAGGCGCACTTGGTTTACTTGTTAAACGTACAGCAGGCGCAGTATCTTATCCAGAAGAATTAGATGGTGCACGTATACAACGTATTCTTGAAGAAACTCTATTTATTGCTTGGGAAGATTTAAGTAACACACAAACTTGGAACGATTTTACTACCGAAACTTGGGATACTTATGGTATTCAAGGCATAGATACTATTGATGCTGGTCGTTACGAAGTACTAGCCAGAGCTGCTCAAATAGAGCAAGCATTTAATCTTACTGATGAAACCCAACAATCAGGGTTAGGGTATTTATATGACACCACAG